ACTTTGACAGATGGAGGGGCCTCAAATGCGGCCTCGACATTAGTATCCGTAATAACAATGTTCGGGTAGTAGGCAGCTGCGAATGTGCTATTATACAGGTTACTTGAAAAGTTTGTTATCGTATTCTCTGGGTTTATGATTCCTGTTCCTGCGGTATCAAATGCTGACGTTGGAGGAATGCCCGGGTACAGGTATGAAGATGTTATAACAGTACTACTTACATCAAGCAACGGAATGTCCATCACATAAAAAGTATCAAATCTGTTCTCAGCCATTTCTGTCGCATACTCTGTGAGTGGGACATGGCGAATACCAGGAAGAGCCAATATACTCATAGGAATGGTGGTATCTCGCAAGATGTCCAGAGACTTTTTATAGGCGGAGACCGTCGGGCCTTTGCCTTTCCCTTGAGCAGGATCGAGATATTCTCTTCTAACTGCGTTGTCTGTAAAGAGTGATTTGTCTCTATTAAAAATATTTACACCGTCGAACCCTCCCTGCAGTGGGAATGTGAACTTAAGGTATTTGCCTGTCGTGCTATTTTCAGTCACGCTCGTAAGGTCTCTTTTGGCATCTAAAAGACGAGAAACTTTTGTAACACCATCAGAGTTACTCATTGTCTTCACAGCCTTCCCGGTTCTTCTATAGACAGCCGCTGACCACTCGTCTGCATCAGGGTAGCTGTCTACATTTTCAATTACTTCTATGTTCTCCAAAGTAAACGAATTCCTATTGAATCTATCAGCATCGAGGACGCAACCGCCTAGATCAGGTGCACCATGATTGTTTCCGACCCAGGCGTTCTGATAATCAGTGTGGTAATCGGGCATATATTCAACAAGGCCTCGGAGTAATTCAGAATTCACTGTGGACTCATTTGGAAAATCCAGCTGCGTCTTTCTTTCATATTGAACGCCCCAGGTTAAATTGCCTTCGACCTTTCCTGTTGATGAGGGCCCGGTATCGAGTGGGTTTATGACCTTAATGTTTTCTCTCATAGGAACAGGAGGTTGTATCACTCTGGCGACGATATCACTCGAAGCGTCAGAAAGTGAAGTTGACGGATTTCTTTCTCCTGCATTTCCACTTTCTCGAGAGAGCTGTCCGGATAGAATAGAAGACCTGTAGCCCGCTACGTTTGAAGTTGACCCCGATGTTATTAGATGGTTTAAACCCCTAAAGCCTATAGGCAAAAGTGTTGTTGGAGTTGTGCCCAGGTCGATGCTAGGATCCATCTCAACTCTAATATACTGTGAAACGCTAGGATACTTTCCTTCTACGATTATCTTTTGACTTAGACTACTATCAAAATTAAAGAAAGTGTGTGTATCACCGATTTTCTTAGCAATATAGTTTGGACTAGATGGATCTAGATTACAGTTGGCGAAGGTCTCTAAAGATTCAACTGCATCAGAGAAAGCCCCAAATAAGATATCTGGTTGATCGGCTCTCCTGACATGCAGGTCAAATGTTCCGTAAGGATTAAAGTCTTCATTGTTTGAAGCGTATATATTTGAGATTGTTATCTTTAGAGCGTCCGAGCCTGCGCGGCCGTCGTCTAAGGTGTGTATTCTAAAAAGATCTTGTCTTTTTCCTGATACTTTGTGACCTGTTACAAACGGAGAGAAGGCAGTCGTGTACCTGTTTTCGAATCCTTCAAAATTAGGAGTGCCTACATGTGTACTAGATGTTGCCGACCCTGAGTTTCTAAAGCTTCCAGTTAGTAAAAAAGCTGTCTCATACTTTACATTGACTGTTGCACCGTCTACCGAGGCTTCTCCGTCGCCTTCGGCTATGGAGAAATTGCCTACTATTCCCGATCCTGTGGCTATTGCATGTATCATATCGATTGGATAGTGAGTATGCAAATAGTGGCCGGCTTTCTGTATTTTTAGTGGGTCAGTATTAAAGACATTCCCAAAATACTCAACATCGGCGTCGCCAAGAGGATCGAATGATGCTGTTATCGCATTGTTCCATAGATCACCGTCACCGTTAGGAAGAACGTTTCCGGTGGCGTCTTTAATAGCTGTGAAACCGTTTAGTATCATTATGAATCGTTGTTTGTCGCCGGTGACTGAGTTGATGTCTCCGAAAGCTCCACCTCCGTCTCCTGATCCTGCTGCGTCGAATTTTCCGAAAGAGACACTGCTAGGCTCATTGTTACCCACAGTATCAGACGTAAGCGAAGGTGATACTCCGGAAGGGACCATCAAGATGCCTCTCAAGACCGGAATTGACCCATTCTTTGGATCAGACTTCGCATGGTATCCTAAATTATCCATTCCGTGGATAATTCCGGCGTCGCTAAAGTATGTACTTCCTGCCGACTCCGACATGAAGCATCCTAAGAAGTATGTTTTTCCAAGAGGTCCATTTTCTCCGGCTTGAGAATTTTTGGCGATAAACCCATTGTTTTCAGAAAGTTGCTCGTCTCCCACTACAAAGCCGGCCTTGTCTACTCTTCCGGCGTTTTCTCCTGTGCTTTCTCTTTTTTTGCAAGTGCCTGCGCCCAAGGTCCTTATGTAGGTCCCGGTTGTGCCAGGCTCTCCTATCCACGCTCTGACCGCAAGTGGTCCAAATCGCTCTGAGTCAGTTGACCCAAAAACAGACTCAAAATGATCAAAAGATGAAAATCTTACTGGAATAAATGCGGGGCCTCTTCTGGCAGGGCCAATGATTGTGGCGGCGCTGGTTGTCGGTTCAGTAAACTGTTGCGCGTGAGGGGTATCTTCGGACCTCACTGTAACTGAAGGACTATTGTAAACTGGCATCTCTAACTCCTAGCGGCTATATACTCTACTTATCATCTAGATGAAGGTCGCTGAGGTTGGTATTCATCCTATTCTAATCTTACTTGTCGATTGAAATTATTAAATCATCTAAAATTGAATAAAATAAAACCCCCAAGTGCCCAAAACACAAGAGGGTTCTAAAACAAAACTCTTAAGACGACGAAAGTCTAGTACTGCAAGACGCAGTTATCAAATCTTATTGTCAGAGAAATCTCTGTCGGGTCTGATGCTCCGTAGTCTAGATCTCCAAAAGATGCTGCAGTTAAGAAGGCACCTTTAATATCCCAGAGCTCAACAACTGTTCCAACTGGATCGAGAAGCTTAAGCTGACAATCGCGCTTGTAGAAATCAGCATAGCCGCCGCGGCCTGAGACTGATTCAAAGTGAGTTCTTATCCATTCCATAACCTGCTGGGCTCCTGATGGAGCAATTGGGTCGTGAAGCGTGCAGCTTAGTGCGTCAAATTTAGTTTTTCCTGCGACATATCGCGTATGATTGATGTAGCTTATTTCCTGCTCTTCTGTATTAATAGTTGGACGAGCAGCCGTCTTCATCAAAAATGCGTCAATACCCTCAATTGCGAAGACCCAGCGAAACTTTCGCTTCGGCTCGAACTTGTTGGGTAACATATCGGTAACTGGTAGTGTTTCTGCCATTTTTATCTCTCCTTAAGAGTTTAAGAGTTTTACCTATCTAAGTATCTCAATTCTGCCTTTTTTAGATCTCGGCGCCTGCATTTGTTACGACAAAATCTAGGCTGATGAATTCTACGGCACGCGTGGGTTGCAAGTAGATCTTGCCCCGGATGGTGTTATTTTCGACATCTGCCTGTGTTGTGGTTGTTGTATCAATCTGAACTTTAAACCGCTCTATTCCTTGCTGGGCCTGGATTCTTGAAAGAATTGGGGTTACTGCATTTGAGAATTTGGTGAGCGTATCCTCTCTATTTGGTTCGAATAGGAGGGTATTTGCAACGCCTCGGACTGATCTTCTTACTTCAATCAGGAGCCTTCTAACATTAACTCTATCCAGTGAACTTTTGTTCGCCAAGAGCGTCTTTTGACCGTAGACGACAACTTCAGGGGTGTGACCGAAAGAAGCAAGTGGATTAATATCTACAGCGTATAGTTCGTCAAGGTTTGCTTGATTTAGCTTCACTTGGGACTCTAATACAGATGTTAATCCACCTCTATTGAATCCTGCAGGTGCATACCAAGGATGGGCTATAGCGTCATTATAGCTCAAAGCTCCTAGAACAGCAACTGAAGGCGGACACTGGACATTCGTCTTTGTAGAAGGATCAGTTATTACCACGTCGGGGAAGTAAGCTGCTCCGAATGATGAGTCCATGTTTCTATTAGCAAATCTAGTCACTGTGTTAGAAACATTAATTATTTGATCAGCTGAGGAGGTTACGTATGAGCTAACAGTGTCTTTTTCCTCAATATCCATTATGTAAAGTGCATCGAATCGGCGCTCGGTCGATTCGACAGCGTAGTCTGTAATAGATTCATGCCTGAGGCCTGGTGTTGCCAAGACTTTAATATCGACGTCTGATTTCTCTTCCATTACGTCGATTGCTTTTCTAAGAGCTGCTACTGTTGGTCCCTTAATGCCACCCTGGTTGCTCGAGTCATCCATTTCTCTTCTTACAGCATTATCTCTGAACTTTGCCTTGTCTT